TTGGTGATCTGGATACTGAATCCGGAGTGGCCATCTCGGGCCAGCGTTTGATAAGCCCGAAGGGCGCTCTCATAGCAGAGCACGCCATAGGCCCAGTCGTCCGTACCCTCCGAAGCCTCCCGCTCACTCTGACAGGCAAGGGCAACCTCCTGAGCAGCCCAGGAATCTTCTTCCTCGGCCATGTAGACCGCCCGGTCATCCCAATACTCATTGGCGAATATCTTTCTGGTATCGCCCCCAAAGGCCTTGATGATCTCCGGCAGATTCTCATTGACCGCGTCCAGATGGATACCCTGCTCTTTGCAGAATGCCAGCGCCTTTTCCAAAGCCTCTCCGACTCGATTGGTCCAGAGGATGACCTTGGCGCCATTGGCTTGCTCCTGCTTGAGCCGAGAGATGGTCTTGTTGATCGGATCGCCGACCTCCGGGAACTTGTTTGTGACCAGACAGCCGTCGAAATCCACCGCGATGATCTTCGGCCGGGACTCTTTGTTTTCCGTAGTCTCAACTGCTTTTACATTCATCTCATCCATGTGTGTTTCTCCTTTTCAAAATATCAATCCGTAATAGTGAGTTCATTAAGCGAAACTGTTGCCAGTGTGCCGTCCGGTCGCTTGACAACCGCCTTGTTTGCGAAGAGCCCAACGCCGAGCTGTAAAATATCGACCTCTTCACGTCGCAATCGCTCACACTCGGCACAGCTTTCAGGGGTCATCCAATCCATGTCGATGCAAGGGGAACAACTAACTGGTCTTTTATAAATCCCTTTCATGCCGCTCCTTTCCAGAAAATATAAATGCCCCGAACTGCTGCTACACAATTCGAGGCATTCTTTTTTTTTCGTATTTGGTTTAATCCGAGGCTTTGAAGTTGTAAACGGGGTGGATGCGCTCCACGATGATTGCAGTGGGGCCGATTTGGGAAACGATCTCCTCTATGCTCTTGTAGGCCATCGGGGACTCGTCCAAGGTGTCAGGCACTACGCAAGTTGTGTAGATGCCCTTCATCTCATTCTGGAACTCTTCTATGGAAAGCATATTGAGTGCTGCTCGACGGCTCATGAGGCGCCCGGCTCCGTGCGGAGCAGAGCAGTTCCACTCCTCATTCCCCGTGCCAATGCAGATCAAGCTGCCATCCCGCATGTTGATAGGAATGAGCAACTTTTCTCCCTTCTTGGCAGAAACAGAGCCCTTCCGAAGAATCATGGCGTCCGTATCAATGTAGTTGTGGATAGTGGTGAAAATATCTACGGCAGTGAGACCCATACCATCTAGGATAACGTCCACCATGGCTTTTCGATTGAGTACGGCGAACTGCTGCGTCAACTTCATATCGTGGATGTAGTCGTCAAACAGTTTTCCCTCCACGTAAGCGAGGTCTTTGGGGATATCCAGCTCATGTTCCTTCTTCAGCGCTGTAATGGTCTTCTGGATCTCCTGGAGCCGTCCTTCAGCTTTGAGCTTTGCGATGGTCTCCTGGATCTGATGCTTGGCTCCGCCCCAGAGTGCGCGGCGTCCCTCATTCTGATAGTAGTCGGCCACTTCCGTTCCGAGGTGCCGGCTCCCGGAGTGGACGACCAGAAACAGCCGTCCGTCCCCGGCTTGGTCTACCTCAATAAAGTGGTTACCGCCTCCCAAAGAGCCGATGCTGTGAACTGCTCGGTCAAGATTGACCTGGTCGGCACAACGGAGCTGGGTCAAGTCGATTTCCGAATTGAGAGGATGGGGAATATCGCGGATTTCTCGGCCGTAGGGAATCTTCTCCCGAATCAGCGCATCCAGCTTGGCGAAGTCAATCTCGCGTTCGGCCAGTTCCACAGTTTCCATACCACAGCCAATATCCACGCCTACCATACCTGGGACGATCTTGTCCTGAATGGTCATAGTGGTGCCGATGGTACAGCCTTTACCCGCATGGACATCGGGCATAATGCGGATTTTACAGCCTGCAAACTCAGGCCGGTCACAAACAGCTTGAATCTGCTCCCGAGCCGCTCCTTCCAGCTCATTGGTGTAGCAAATAGCAGTGTTGTATTGCCCTTGAATTGTTATCACAGTTTTTCTCCTTTCCTGTGGGCTTAGAACTCTAAAGGCTCATAAATATAATTACTCTTCCACGATCTCGAAGTTCTCAGGAGGGTACAGATAATCTTCATCGCTGTCGTCGACCAGCCTATACCAACCCTTTTCCATGCCAAGAACGGTATAAACTTTATCGTGTGTAAGCATCAGGAACTCGGTTTCGCCTTTCCAGCGTACTTTCATAGCGTTCAAATATCAATCCTCTTCGATGTCTTCCTGGCGAATCTCCTCCGTATCCCAATCAGGACCGGGTAAGTCAATATCGGCCAGATAGGCAACACCTTCCTCCAAGACCTCGACAATGGTTGCTGTCCTTCCGTCCTTCAGGCGGACTTTGTCATACTTTTTAACCATGTGAACTCCTTTTCACCTTCCGGTTCAGACTAATGCTCGTTAAATCATGAGTTAGAACTGCACGTCAACCGAATCGAAAATATCACGAAGGGAGCGTCCATCGAAGAAGTCGTCCGAAAGAAGGTCATCTATGTCTGAATAGTCTTTCCAGGTCTCGCCATACCACATCGCATAGGTGGTATTTGAATCGCTGGTTTCTGGCTCGATGCCACATCGCTTGCCGTTGTACTCAAACTCGGCCGTGGCATACTCATCGCTCAGAATCGCTACAAACTCTTCTAAAGTCATAAAATATCATCATTCTCCTTCCTTAAATCCTCCGGTATCTCTTCCTGAGTGCTACTAATTCGTTTTCCGGTTTCACGATCCCACTCATAATAATGAATGTGCTCGCCATGACTTCCATACGAATGGTGTTTGGGATTACCATGATCGCTCGTGTGTATTTCTGAAACTTTCCATCCGTCACCATCGTAAAATGCGCGTGTTTTCACTTTTCCATCAGAAGAAATGTGATCAACGACACTGTCGGGTTCATCCTGTTTAGTTGGTCCAGCATGTCCTTTGATGGTTTTTGTTACTATTCTACCAGACTTCTTGCTTTTATCAAGCGGATACGGCGGCCCATTACGAACGCCCCACTTCTGACCTTTGACGCCATGATGAGCAAGGACATTAAATCCAAGCCGTCCCCGGAGTTCCCAGAGAATATCTTCCACGGTTTCGCGGGTCTTCGGGTTCAGTTTGATATAGTCCTTATGTTCATCATACCACGAGAAGATCTCGCTCAGATTACCTTCCGCCCAGCTGAAGGCCCACCAGTCGCAGATCATCTCAATAATATAATTGTAAGGCATCTCCAGCAGGACTTCGCCTTCACCGGGGTCATCGTTGATTAGAACCCAGTGCTGCCAGTGATGGGGATTGCGGTGGATGTGCAGGAGCCAGGCTCTTTGGAACGCCTGGACAACAGCATAGGAGCGGTTGCCTCCATAGAAATAAGCGTCATAGGCCTCGTACTCATCCGGCTTTGATTTGGACGCATCATGCTCGAACTCGGTCTGCCAAGCAGCGTCCGGTTTCCCCTCAAAGAGCCAGGGCATGTTGGTCTGAAGCCAGTCAAAACCCTTTTTCACGTTGGCCTTGTGCTTTTGTAAATATAAATCGTATTGGTAACTCACGGGCCGCACCTCAATTCTTGATGCCAAGTTTCAGTTTGGCCTGCTTGAGCGTCAGCCCAACAAAGTCGTTCGGTTTGATGATGGCAGGCGCCTTGGAACGGGAAACGGCTTCCCCATACTCCAGAACACCTTGCGTTCCGTCGTCGTAGAGAAGCCGCAGCCGATCGTTCAAAATATCACGCTGAACCATCCTGATTCGCTTTTGTGCCATATTGCCCTCCTGTGTTTTAAGTGGTGTATGCTGCGGAACGGTCTTTCTTACTCATCCGTACCCTCGTAACAAACAGGTTTATGCGAGTGCAGGTTTACTGGATGCTCCAGACACTCGTCGCAGGGCGGTTCGTTTTCCTCCAGCTTCTCATGCTTGCAGGTTTTGCAGTATTTGTCAAACCGGACAAACAGGTAGTCATCTTGGACGTTCATGACGGCACCTCCTAAATATCATTAGCGCTACGATGCAGGCTCTGCTCCATGCTGAAACCGTCCGGATACCGTGCCCTGAGTTTATCCACATTCATTTGCAAGATGCTCTCCAGGTCGTAGCCAATGGCGTCTGCGCTGACAGCCAGATACCAGGCAATGTCGCCCAGCTCTTTGGCCATGTGCTCCCGGTCGAACTCGTGGCCTTGGAACAGCACTTTCTTCATCAGGTCAATGGCCTCGCCGGCCTCGCCGTTCAGGCCCATAAGCCCTTCCAGAACGCGAATATAAGGGACGGGGTCGGTGGTGATGCGTGACTCCGTGCGCAGCGCAAGCGCCTGGTATTCATTGATGGTCATTGTAGAATGCTCCTTTTCGTGTGTAGTTGCTTGGTCAGTATGCGGGATTCTGGCGGCGAGTTGGTCGATGAGGATCTTTTGGTTGATCGGCTCGACAATTTCATCCAAAACATGCTTTTCATACAGCTCCCGCCAAAATTTTTCCCTTTTCCAGAAGGATAGTTTTCGGATTTCCGCCATCAGGTCGATGCAGACCATTGCCTCTACCATGCCCCACCGTCCGTCACAGGCTGTGAACTCCTTAAAGGTCAAAGTATCAATCCTCCCTCTCTACAAAATAGACGTTGCCGTTGTGCTCCACCTTCTCAAAGCCGTTGGGGAAGGTTGGAGCATTGATTGCATGGGAAATATCAGTGGTATGCCGGCAATCAGGATAGTGACACCGGTCGCCGCATCGCTTACGATCGCAAACATAGAGCTTGTCGCCAGAATTGAGCTTTCGCATTGGAACCCCTCCTATGGCTCGATGATTTTGTGAAAATCAGGCTTTGCTTTTTCCTTGATTTCGGACCACAGAGCCTCGCTGGCCAGTTCATGCGTCCAGACCGGCCTGCCGAGGACTTTTTCGATGTACTTGTGCACTTCGGAAAAGTCGCACATCAAAATGCCGGTGTAAGCAGAGAGAACAACTTTTTCATGAAGCGTCATCTTTTTGTCCTTTCTCCGGGCGAAGCCGTGAAATATCAATATAGTTTGGACAGTGCAGAGATATGCCCATTTCTTTCGCCATCATTTCATACATGAGCAGGGTGGGTTTCAGCGAGCAAACTTTGATGTGGATGCAGGTCAAGCATCGTATTCCTGGAATGTCCATGCTCAACCCTCCTTGATATCAGCGCTCACTTCCGGAAACTGATGCTCGGTCGGGCCGTATCCCTCTGTCCTAATTTTGACCGTCAGGTTTACTTTGGCGCGATCCACATTGAAGTGGTCTGCAAGTGCCTGGACAATATCTTGTTCGTTTAGTCGAAGTATTTTTTCCATCTGATCGACTCCTTTCAAATATAAAAGAAGAGAGCCCACGTTTCCGTAGGGCGCGCCC